GGCCGACGCAAAGAAGCCCTGCGCCACGTGCGCCCATAACGACTTGGACCGCTGGTGCAAGTCGTTCACGGACGACATCACCGGCCAGCCGGCCCTGCTGGTGCAGGCCCGCCCATTCTGCGACGGCGACAAGTGGCAGGCCGCAGAGCCAAGCGTTGCACGTGAAACAAAGGCCACGGAACCGTGACCGACGAAACAGTGTCAAAGAGAACTGCTAACACTAGCCGCCTCACCCCATGGAAACCCGGCCAGTCCGGAAACCCCAATGGACGACCCAAAAAGGTCATGTCCATCGCCAAGCTTGCTGAAGAGAGCGGCGAGAAGGCTTTGAAGCAACTCGTCAAGCTGATCGACAGCACAGACGAGAGGGTGTCTCTCCAAGCCGCAATGGCCGTGCTCGACCGCGCTGTCGGCAAGCCCAAGGCCACCGTCGAGACCACTACCAAGAAAGAGGTCGCCGATTATTCCGAGTCAGAGCTTATCGCCCTCGCCCGATTGGGCAGCCCGCGAACTGCTGCGGAGAACGAGGGCCAAGCGGAACCTCATCGCATTCAGTAGGTATACGTTCCCGCAGTACATGCCCGCCCCGCATCACGACATGATCGCGGAGAAGCTGGAATCGGTCGCGAGAGGTGAGATTAAACGGCTGCGCATCCACATGCCGCCGCGTCACGGTAAGGCACTCGAAATCAACACGCCGATCCCGACGCCCGATGGGTGGCGGCGCATGGGTGACTTGAGACTAGGGGATGCGGTTTTCGATGAGCAAGGCATGACATGCCGCGTCGTCGCCGTGAGCCCTGTCTGGCGTGATCGACCTGTTTACCGCGTGTTGACGGATGATGGAGACGAAATCATTGCCGACGCCGAACATGAATGGCCGGTTCGGCTGTGCCGCAAAAGGCCGGTCGTTAGGCTGAAGACGACACGCTACCTCGCCGCGCGCAAATCGAAACGGGCACCCTGTATCGCGGCCGCCAAACCGTTGCATCTGCCGTCCGTCGATTTGCCAATTGATCCGTACGTTCTTGGCGTCTGGCTCGGAGATGGGCGCACGAAAAGTTCAGCGATCTGTTCTGCGGACGATGAGATCATAGCAGAAGTATCGCGCATCGAAGGCGGCCACAACGACTACACTGCGCGCGGGAATACCCGTCATTTCCGAATTGGCCCGCACTATCGGTCAGAGGGAGTGGCAGCCAGTCAGACGCTGCAGGGCCGCTTACGAATGATGGGCCTGATTGGAAACAAGCGTATTCCGACTACATACCTGAGAGCGTCAGCAGAACAAAGACTGGCACTTTTACAAGGACTGATAGACACGGACGGATACGTTGCAGGCGATGGGCAAGTTGAATTTTGTTCCATGCTGTCGGATCTGGCCAACGACGTAAAGGAATTGGTGGCAACGCTTGGGCACAAAGCATCCATTGTCACCGGGCGCGCGACTTGCAATGGCAAGGATTGCGGGACGAAATATCGCGTCATGTTCTACATGGCCGGTGCGGCCCGTTTGACGCGCAAGGCTGTCAAGTGCAGGCACGGGAAGAGGGCGTTCAATCGGTACATTGCGGTCGAGCCCGCTGGCGTTGCTGATACGGTGTGCATCGAGGTGGATAGCCCAAGCCATCTGTTTCTGGCCGGCAAATCAATGCTGCCAACGCACAACAGCGAGCTGGCGTCAAAGCGCTTTCCGGCCTGGTTTATGGGGAACCATCCCCGCCGGCACATGATCGCCGCGAGCTATAACAGCGATCTGGCAGCGGACTTTGGCCGCGAGGTGCGCAACATCGTCGCCAGTCGGGCGTACAGGTCCATCTTCGACACGTCGTTAGCCGAGGACAGCAGCGCCGCTAATCGCTGGCACACCGAACACGGCGGCATGTATGCGGCAGTCGGTATCGGCACAGCCACCACGGGACGCGGCGCACACGTTCTGCTGATAGACGATCCGTTTAAGGACCGCGAAGAGGCCGACAGCGAACGCCATCGGGAAAAGGTCTGGCGCTGGTACACATCAACCGCCTACACTCGCCTCGAAAGCGATATCCGGTTTGACCAGATCAGTGAGGACGATCAACTCTGGTTCGAACTGCTCGATGACATTGGAGAAGGGCGAGCCGAACCGTTTGATGGCGCTATTGTCCTGATCTGCACACGGTGGCATGAGGATGATCTCGCCGGTCGCGTCGAGGCCGCAGAAGCCAACGGCGGTGACGCCTGGGAAGTGCTCGATCTGCCGGCGATCCTCAGTGACGGCCGCGCGCTCTGGCATCAGAAGTTCCCGCTTGAGCGCTTGGAGAAGATCAGGGCCACGCTCGACATCCGGGATTGGTCCGCGCTTTACCAGCAGCGTCCGACACCTGAAGAGGGCGATTACTTCAAGCGCGAGTGGTTCAAGTTCTACGATAAGCCTCCGGCCCATCTGCGCACCTACGGCGCATCAGATTACGCGGTGACGGCCAACGGCGGCGATTACACGGTGCATGTGGTCTGTGGCGTCGACCCCGACGACAATCTGTATGTCCTCGATGTCTGGCGGCGGCAGGTCGAAAGCCACATTTGGGTCGAAGAGTTCTTGAACCTCGTGGCCCGGCACAAGCCTCTGAATTGGGGCGAAGAAAACGGCCAAATCGTCAAGTCGCTCGGCCCGTTCATCGACAAGCGTATGCGCGAACGGCGCATCTATTGCCGGCGTGAGCAGATGGCATCGGTGGCCGACAAGCCGACGCGGGCGCGTTCGTTCCAGGCCCGTGCTGCGATGGGCAAGGTGTATATGCCGCACGGGGCGCACTGGGTGACCGACCTGATGAATGAGATGCTGACGTTTCCAGCCGGCAAACACGACGATCAAATCGACGCCCTCGGCCTGATCGGCCGCATGCTGGATACCATGGTTTCGGCCCGCGTCCCGGCCGCGCAACCCGGCCCCGAGAGCCGTTGGGCGCAGGCGTTCAAGCGGCGCCAGCAGGACGACACGGCAGCGAGTTGGAAGACGCTGTAGAATTTCATTCCCACGTGTCTTGAGTTTTTCGGTCTGAGACCCGACAAGGTGAAAAACTGTGCTAATGGCTGATGAAATGCAGCCGGCCGATGCCGGTGGCTACGACGAAGCCAAAACGCCCGTTGAAACGCTGGTCGCATGGGTGGAGGACGCCGAAGAGGCGACCGATGCCGCGCGCAAGGCCGCCGAACGTGATCGGGATTATTACGATGGCAAGCAGCTGACGGCTGCCGAAAAGGCCGTGCTGCGCAAGCGCGGCCAACCTGACGTGGTGATCAACCGCATCAAGCCGAAGGTGGATTTTCTCGCCGGATTTGAGGCCGCCAACCGCACGGACCCGCGCGCGTTTCCTCGCACGCCCCAGGATGAGGACGCAGCCGAAGCGGCGACCGATGCACTCCGCTACGTCAAGGATAGGGTCGACCTCGATCTGACGTTCTCCAACGTCTGGCAAAACATGCTGATCGAAGGGTTCGGCGGGCTTGAGCTTGTGATCGAGCCGTCTGCAGACGGGACCAATGAAATCACCGTGAAGCAGTGGGAATGGGATCGGCTGTTTTACGATCCGCATTCGCGCAAGCTCGACTTTTCCGACGCCCGCTATGTCGGCGGCTACATTTGGATGGACGAGGAAGAGGCGCTTGAACTGGCCGACACGGACGAAGGCCGGGAGGCAATCGAGCGCACCGTAGGCGACGCATCGTTCACGACGACGTATGACGACCGTCCGCGCTGGAAGACGTGGGTCAGCGGCAAAAGCCGCAAGCGCGTTCGCGTTGTCCAGATGTACCACAAAGAGGGTGGGCGCTGGATGTACTGCGTCTTCACCAAGGGCGGCAGGATTTCATCGATGCCGGTGCCATTTCTCGATCAGGACGGCCAAAGTTGGTGCCCGATGCTGTTGCAGTCGGCCTATGTCGACCGAGACAACAATCGATATGGCCTCGTTCGCATGATGATCGACGTTCAGGACGAGATCAACAAGCGCCGCTCGAAAGCTTTGCACCGTCTCACCGTCCAGCAGGTCGTCATGGAGGACGGCGCGGTGATGGACATCGACAAGGTGCGCGAGGCAATGGC